AGCTTCAGCACCGCCAATATATTTAGTCCACACTACATTCCAGAGATTGCTAACTCCACCGAGATTATAAGCAGCACTTGCATTAGGCAGTAAAGTGCCACCCATATTTCTTGCACCCGAAGCAAGCAGGTATTGAGTATGATCATCATCGCCAAGTCCTGTAAGAGCGCCATGGTCATAAACATAACCAATAGCAAGATAATGTGTATCTGCATAGTATTTGGTCATAGCATCCTGATTTAATGTCGGGTCTGCAAGACCAGTGATCTTGTTTGCTTCCATTGCTAATGCAGCATATGCAGTAATACCACTTCCTATCATAAGCTTAGAAACAGGAGTTGTAGTACCATATTGAATAAGCATTGCCAATGCATCTGGTGTTCTAATGTAAGAAGTGTTGGTCAATGCGTTGCTATTTATATTCAGATTCCCTGCCATTGCTCTTGCACCCGAAGCAAGTAAATACTGAGTATGGTCATCATCGCTCAGCCCGGTGAGCAATCCATGATCAGTTACGCCGCCACCGCCGGAACCTATCTCAACCCCTTTATAATACGCTTTATGATCACCCGTAGTAACCAGATGAATATCCTTACTGCTTGTGATAAGTGTATTGCCACCATTTCCAGTAATCTCCCTCCGTTTCAATTCACGGGTAACAATTTCTCGTATCAGTTCAGTTAATGGTTTTTCTCCGCTACTTATCATACTCGGAACCCATCCAATTCTGTTTTTAATCTTCGTCCATTCAATGTATGTTTCTGTTGAATAACTCGGAATATCAGATTCTCATCCTGCGTAACATCATAATACTCACAATATTTACCGAGCAAATTCGCAGTCCATCCATCTACAAACTCAAGATGAACATTAATAGGTTCACGAATACTCGAATCTGTATTCAACGCGCAGTTATACATTTTCTTACTAACCAATCTGCATTTCGTATTCCAGACACCAGTATTGGACACATTATTGAAATTCAACGGTTGCCCTGAGATGATACCGTATCTCGGTTGAACGACTTCATTGGATGCGGTGGAACCGGATTTAACAGATGCCCCAGTAAGTGGGGCTAATGTCCAGCATGGATCATAGAACGCGGCGACAAGAGTAAGAGAAACATTGCTTTCGACTGATGCAACCTCTTGATAGTAATCCCCTGATTTATGCCGTATCAAACTTCCTGTGGATAATTCAGAAAGAAACGCGGTTCCAGAACCCGTGACGGTAGCACTCGCTGGAGTAAATGTCAAAGTCCCTGTAAGTGCAACCGTAGTTGAGGTAATTGGGTCAGGATATATCCCCCATCGCTGAGGACACTGCCCTGCTGCAAAGTCTGGGCATGTAGTAGGATTATTGTAAATATCAACCGCCCTGCACATACCTCGCGTCATGACAAATGTACGGAGTTGCGTAGTATCCACATCCGAATTTGAAGCCATGAGATGATATGCAGCCACACCATACACTCCACTTCCTTCGCTTGCTGGCACGAAAGAACCATTTGAACAGACCACATCCGCAGTCCATGTATAATAGAAATTACCGGGTTGAGCAGGAAATACAAAGTCTTTTCGTCCCTTAATATTTGTTGCATCATAAGGAACGTGTTCGTATCCAGTTGCAGGAACATTCACCACATTCGTCCATAGATTTGATCCATTCCATTGCCATAATTTGAATCGTATCCAGTATTCGACAGTCTCATTAATAGCGAACTGGACACTTGCCTGATTGATTGCTTCTGAACAGAGAACACCATTACCGAGATTATTACTCGGTGTATTCGGATCTCCTTGTGAAGCATAATAGAACTTCTGCATACTGATAACCGTTCTGAAATCCTCGTATGCCGATTGAGTTTTATCGAATCCACCTGGAATTATAGTAATATTCCCATAAATATCCATAACAGGAACATATTTTATCCCTGCGCCTTCGTATGCGCCCATGTGATTGAGAAGAGAAGTCAAGATATCCCAAGTCGCGTTCTGTTCAGTATAAATAATCGTATATGGTTGTGGTAAAGTCACAGCATCGAGATAAGCTGTATATGGTGCAGCATTATATGGTGGTGATGATAATGATGGAAATGTGTAAGTAAAGGGAAAATCAGTTGTCGGACTACCTGTATTCATCCACTGGATTACTCGAACAATTGCCTGACCAAAAGTGATGTGGTGGTTCGTATCAAACGATTCATGATAGTTATCTGGCGTGCGATACTTCCGATGATTCCATACTGCCGCTCCCTGATCGTTCTTCAGATTCCATCTATCAGGACTCTGGAACTCAACTGCCCATCGATATATCTTATCTTGAACATCAGTGATTTTCTTATCCCCTACTGAATTTGAGAGGATTTGTGTTCTCATCCCTCTAAATAGTGGAGTTGCAGGAAACCCGGAATCGTTCTTTCCTTTCAGGTTAATCTCCCATGCTCGATAAGGAAACTTAATGCGTGGCATCATGTGACCATGAACAGAAGGATTCCCCGGCATTCCCTGATTATCCACGATATCGAAGAAGTCCCTATCACTTCTTGACATGATATATATTCGTGCTATATCGCCTTGATATAGATTCTTCGTAATTTCAATTTGTTCGATGGGCGCACGTAAACCAGAACTGAAATCTTGATCGAAGATGTATTGATGAGTTCCTGGTCGAGTATCAGCATCATCACCGGAATAATCACCTAAGTTTAAATGAGCAAGTTCATACGGTCTTTTCCACCCTTGCGTACCACCAAAACCACCGGAGAATGAAGGTGTGAAGTATGCCTTAATATCGAAGTCAGGTTCACCCATTCTCGAACCTCTTCTGATCTAACGAAAAGAAATTAGGGATATTCATATCGCCACCGCATTCAGAACACAATGCTTCATCGGGAACATTTATTCCACAATTGGGGCATTGTTTCGGTGAAGGCATGATAATAATAATGTTCTTATTCATATTAAACTATGCGATTGAATGGAAAGTAAATATCACCGCACTTCGGTTGCGACCTCCGTGCGATGCCTTTAAAAACCACACCCTCTGTAATTCGTGTATAGGGTCTCTCTTGCTCTCTTAACCTTCTCTTTGCTTGGTTCCCGTTCCATCCCCATACCTTCATGAGCGAACCATACTTGCCCCACAATTCCAACCCAGTATGACCACAATGGTTTATCCTCATCTGTATAATCCTGAATGTCCTGCTTGATTGCACCAAAGCCACTCAGTTGAACCACAAGGTCAAGTGCATCTGCCAATGGGTTTCCTGTTGATTGCATCTTATACTTCTTTGAATCTGTAACTGCATTAAGTGGAATAGAAAAGAACGGATAGAGATACCTACGTGCAAGATTATTCAATGGTTCATTATCCCGAACTATTTCAATCCGGTTTCCTTTCCCTCTCGTATCAAACTCTTTAACGACTATCCCGGTATTGCCATCAGTGAACACCAATGTATTCCGACTGGATATGTGCGCCCTTAATGTCTCGCCTGTGGTCTGGTATGTGATGATTATATCTTCTCCATCTTTCTTAGCCGTGCCACCACCGCGACTTAACCAATCTATTTCAAGATTATTCCGGGCAAATCGTTTCAGTGTATTTGGATTATTTAGTGCTTCTTGCCAATAGAACTGGAACTCTTTTGTTCGCAGGATAACAGGATATTGCATAAGTTCACCCGTAGCGAACGGTGGTGAAAAGAACGCATCCTCAGTACCGGGGATCTTGAACATCATCTTTGAGTTCATTGATTCAGGTGCATATTTGAGCATTATCTTATCTGTGGGATTATTCCAGGCATCTATTGCTTTTGATGTTAATGAGAATTGCCATGGACGTTCTACCATTGACCGCGCAACCATTATGGGAGCACCCAATACCCAGGTAGGGAACATAATGAATCTTGAGAACCATTTCATTCCGGGACCGTACTGTTTCATATAATCAAGATGATGAGCCATGACATACTTTCCTGCTTGTTCAGGTGTCATCCCTTCAATAACTTTAGCATCATGTAATGTTGTCCTGATGATATCCTCAACCCCAACAGTTAACCACCTTGGGATTGCACCAAATTTATCCATAGCATTCTTTGATTCAACAGTTGCAGCAACAGCCATACCCGGCTGATTTGTAACTTTATAATCCTGATACCATTGGTTGCGTTCCCAATTGTAAACCCTTCTCCCATCATTGGTAACGTAAGCAAGTCCAGTAGGATTAGGTTTAATAAATTCATGACCGAATATATTTAATCCCCTGAGTTTGTATCCCCCATAGTATCCTGCCATGATACTCTGATGAACTGAACTGACTGTATTTCTCGGAACGAAGGAAGGATTGAAAAAGATAATATTTCGTTTATATAAACTTGTCAATCCATCGTAATTATCAATCATGCGTTTGAAGATACCGGGTTTGGTGTGGAGAGTTGAAATATGCGATCTGAATATTGGGATTCGTTCTAAGTTGGTGATGGTTTCAATTGGAAGCAATACATCTGAAACTGTTGGTATCTTGCTCACACCATAAGTATTCTTTAAGAACGGTGCCCAGACTTTATTGATGCCCTGTTCTTCTGCTAATCTTCGCAGGAAATCATACGTTTCAACAGCTTCAATATGTTGGTTCTTTCTGATTTTTAATATCTTCCAGATGTTAGGTTCGAACACTTCTACATTATATTTTGCTTTAACTTGAGCATTAAAATCGGCAATGGTTGCATCGTGTGCTCTATGCATAGCAAACGGGGTTTTGATATGGAATTTACTTAGAATAGGATCGGTATATCCCTGCAAGAATTTGTATTTTGAAAGAACGATATGCGAAACGTAGTTTTGTCTTGTAGCTTTGAGAAGTCCACGTGGTATTTCTTCGTTCGCCATCGTTTCAAATCGTTTCGCAACATCATCAACCACTCCCTGCGCTGACGGATTGGCTTTACCTAATTCAAGATAATCTGTGAGTTTGGTTGCTGTTTCTTGTGAGGCTAATGATAAATGATAGAAGAATCCATGGCTTGGGTCGGCAGCATGTTTTCTCTTTGCCGTAGTCCACACCCCAAGTTTAATATTCGTTTGAGATTCTAAATGCTTAATCTCATCGGCGGAAACTTTCTTTAATTGCTTGACATTCGTTAACCATATATCATAACCCTTCTGGAAATCATCTTTCCATTTGATTCTCAATGCTTCCGATGCGCCCATTCTCTCAGCAACATATTTCTTGAGTGGACTCATTACTGTACTGACTTCTTTTGATATTTTGCTGGCAATTATCTTTATCGAAGTGGTCATGGCTACTTTCAATGGGTTTGTGATTGAGTTTGCTCTCTGGGTATTGATGATAGTTTTTCCTAAGAACGATAATCCCGGAGTTCTGGCTAATTTTCCAGCGAGTCCAGGATTGAGTTTAAGGTATTCAGTCATCTTGATATTGGCTTCAATCTCCATTCGCATTGCTGCTTGTTTTCCATACAATCCTTCTGCCCGCCCACTTTCAACAACTGGATTCATCTTGGCAAAAACGGATCTGCCTTCTTTAGATAGTGTCAGGACTTTACCATCTACTATAATCATCTTTCCGACTTTACCTGTCCATGTTAAGAAGTTGAGAGGGTCAACCACCAAATCTGCCGCAAGATATAACCCTTGTCTGCGTTGCTCAGGGGTCATACTCAATGCGAATATACCACCCGCAGGAAAGTATCCTGCCGCTTTTCCACCGAAATACTGTTGGTCTATCGTTTTTATCAAATCACTGGGCTTAATTCTATCTATGATTCCTTTATTTCCCATTCTTCCTGTTTGAACTAATGCAGCAACATTCACCAACCCAGCCATCGAAGCATATTGTAGGTACTGGAATGTTTCCCATCCAATCTCTAAATCGTTCGGTCTATCTCGTCTTTCTTCAGGTGATGCTGCCTGTAACTGCGCCTTCTGTACTGCGCGAAGTGAATTAGCCTGAAAGGTCTTATGTCGCCTGAATTCAATCTCAGCATCCTGCATAGCTTCGGTTGGACTAAACCCTAAATCCATCATCGTCTGTTTGTAACTCATCCTGTTATCTGGTGTGATTACACCTACACCAAAAACATGCTTAGAAATCTTTTCGGATAAGGGCATGTTTGGATTATTCCAATCACGATATGCGTAATATTCCCGGCTCACGAATTTCTTCATGAGGTACTTCGGCATATCGTATTTCGGTCTTGTGTTGTCGAACAGATTCCTATCCATGTAAAGTTCAGGAAATAAAGTATAGACTGGATACAAAGAGTTCGATAATGCAGATTGCCAGTTTTTATATTTTGACGGCAACTGAGTCAAGTCCTCAGTAGGGAAACGTAGTTTAACGTACTTTCCCTCACCGACTTTCTGGATAATCGTATTACTCTGATAATCTTTGAACTGGTCATCACCAGCGAACCGTCTCTGTTGCACTTGCCATTTTGCAATTGTGGTATATTTGTATGGTGTCTTGAGAAGCTGTTCTGCCTGTAGATAAAGATTACGAGATGCAGGAGTATAGAATGGATAAAGTCTGTTGATGTATGCCCGTTCAAATGCCGTCAGATAACGTGGGTCATAGGGGAGAAAATGATGTACTCGTTCTGCTGCAACTGCGGGATCCATTCCCTTCTTTAATCCATCTATGAACAATGCACCCTGAGTTCTTGCAGATTGCCAATTCACTACGGATAATAATGGATCCCATATTCCTTTTTTAGCGTAGGGATTATGGATATCACCAATACTACTTTCTCCAAGATGATACTCTTTCATGAATGCAGCGATTTCTTTGTAAGTGTACCCGCCACCGGGCTTTCCCGCCACTTTCAATGCGACCATATTGCGAATCGTAGGATTCTTTGCGCCTTTGATTATCGGGTCGATATTTAAATATCTTGCCGGATTAATCCCTGCAAGCATGGAGTTCCAGAAATCAAGTTGTGCATTTGCAGTATAGAATGCTGGTTCAAGAAGGAGATTCACTCTGCGCCATGTCCGGTTCACAGTATCAATCGTTTCACCTGCACCACGCAAAGCCACATGGCTCTCAAACTGGTTAGCCCACGCAACGGACTTGCTCTTAAGTAGGCTTATAGGTCGCATATAACGCGCCCCTTTGACGATCCTGCGCCCTGCCAATGAAATACCCTTGCCCTCAATAGAAACGAAGTTTAATGGATCTCCAACGATATCTATGGCTAATTTTTCATACCATTCCCCTTCTGTTTCTCCTTTGCTTATCGCTCCAAGAGTCTTTGCATCTCCGATGAGTTGGTGATAAGCACGGGTGAATGTGAAGGTATCCGAAAGAGAATAACGATCTCCGATAGAAGCCTTGCCGACAATCCCGCCTTGAGATATGTTCCTCGCTACTGCGCCAACCGCATACCCAGAGATGTTGAGATAGTCGAACACACCCCATTCGCCAGTATCCTGTTGATTAGGTAACTGCTGTTCGAAATCAACCGATGCAAGAATGTCACCATTCTCATTATAAGGATTATTAGTATTTACTCCAAGATAAACCCGTTTTCCCTGCACAAGCGATTCAGTGAATGCTTTCGCTTTTAACCATGCTTCGGGGTGAGTTCGTTTCGCGGGGATTACAATACCTGGCACCTGAACAATATAATTTCCATCGATAACAAGTCGATTCGCTGAAAGAACTTGAGTTACTACCCCTTCACGTTTAGAAATGTGTTGATAGTCAAATGCCGCAAGTGGGTCACGACTAAGTTTCTCGTAATTCTTCTTCGGGATCATAACGAATTTTCCCGATGCTGTTCGCTTTCTAAACTTAGAATTTATCTTGAACCAGTCAGCAAACTCTTTCTTGCGTTCAGAGATTTTATTATTGGGTACGAACTCAGACTTAGTTTCTCCCGTATCCGTATTGTAATAATATGCTGTGTTTCCTGCTATCTTCTTAGGAACCCACGGACTTTCAAATGAAGGGGATGGGGATGGTTTCATTCATCGTATCCCTCATTATGTTGGCGAGGCATAGTCTGACCAGTCATTGTATAGCAAGGCTTTGGTACTGTACCCTGCCGTTGGGTCAATTTCAGGGAATACTCCGAGAACTGGGACACTCTGCCCCGTACCGTGGAAATCAACAGAATAAGATTGAATCGTGCATCGGGGGAATATAAAATCAAGTTCATAATTCTGTCCAGCTGGTACAATGTCCGTTCCGGTATCAATCTTCACTCCGACTGAAACTGGAGTTCGTGCATCATATGTCGCAAGTTTATGAGTTGATGCGAATCGAGTCATCAGGTTTATTGATGGTGTGAACGTGCCGGGGAATATTGATGCTGATTCACCAGTCCCATCAGATCGAATGTCGTCTGCAACCGCATCAGGTCTTGTCAGGTCTAACCTCATATCGTATATGTCAGTCCATTGACTCATTGCAGCAAGAGTTGTGGCTCCCGTAGTTCCAATATAATAAGTTACTTGATTGAATCCTGCGCAGACATCGGATGGTTCCGGGTCAGGAGTTCCGGGATTTGAACCTGTAGCTTCATGCAATCCAAGATACCCGATACTCGCCCACACCCAGTCGTTTAATCCCATGTTCATAGATATTCGATTTGGGAACATACCTTGATATTTCCGATAATATGCAGACGAGAATCCGCCTTTATCTTCAAGAATCTGGAATGTCTTTTCAGATGTACCGGGGACAAATTCATGAGTAAATCCAGCACCTGAGTTTCCCGATACTGAATGTGAACCAAAAAATGCTTTCAGGAGCCATCCAATAGTTCGCATATCCACTTCAATATCAGTCATACCGTTCTGTGAAGTCATAGCGAGCAATTGTGCCTGTGCATCAATTGCAGTTGAGATGTTGGACGGGATATAGGATAATAAGGATTGAAAACTGTTTCTCCTGCGCCTGAACCAGATTGCTGCGGGTGCATGCCCTGTTGGCGTTGTCGCCGGAGTTCCGATTACTTTAGGTGTCTTTTCTTCCTGTAAAACATAGTTACTTACTCTTCCTGTACCTACATCCAATGTCATTTATATCCCTATTCCTGATTTAATTGTGTCAAGTTCCTCTTTATATTCAGCATTATATCTATCTGCTGTTTCTGTTGAAATTATTACCATATCTGATGTTAATCCTCTCGTTGCTCCCACGTTCCTGAGAACATAGAGTGCCTGCGCAACTGAACCGTTGAGGATAGTATGATTTTTGAAAGTTGCATCGAGTGTTTGAGATGCTATTAATCCATATCTCGTTGCTGCCGTAACGACTTCTGCCGTGACTTTATCGAGGCACAATTGAACTTCCGCAGAGGTGAGGTGTGTTCCAATAGTATATCCAAGCATGGTTATCCACGCTTCAACATCAGATAATGATACTGTTGATGATAATCCCGTCCCGAAGAAATACGCTACATCTACCTGCAATGAGCTGGCATCGAAGTAATACTCGAATGTTCGTGCAGCCGTCAAAGAAAGTTTGAGATCCACACTTTCGAGTGGTAGCAATGATTTCTG